GATCTTAGTATGGAAGTGATTGGTAGTAAGGAGAATATGATCTCTGAAGGCAAGAGACTCCATAAGAAGTTTGGTAAATTGGCAACTATTAAAGTTCCATGTACTGTAGATGGTCTTATTGCTTGCAAGGAATTGACTGATAATAATATTAGAGTCAATGTAACTCTTATATTCTCGGCAGCACAAGCAATTCTTGCAGCAAGAGCAGGTGCAACATATGTGTCACCTTTTGTTGGAAGAGTAGAAGACAACTCATTTGATGGAGTAGCATTGATTAAAGAGATTTCATCTTTATACAGTAAGCAGAATATAGAGACTCAAGTTCTTGCTGCTTCGCTAAGAGATGTACATAGTGTTTCTAGATGCTATGAGGATGGTGCAGACATAGTTACTATGCCACCAACAGTGTTTGAGAAAATGTACAAGCACATTTTAACCGACAAAGGACTAGAGCAATTCGACAAGGATTACGAGGAAAGTATCAAGTAGAGGACAATGATTGTAGTAAGGTGTAAACAGTGTAACAAGGAAGTAGAGGGTAGCACACAGACTCAAGTATGTGGCTGCCCTAATATGCTAACAGTTACTGAAGATACATTCTCTGCCAGAGATATGTCAATGGTGGTTATGGTTACTAATACCATTAACAAGAATGTTAAGGAAGGATTAAGTGATTCTGATCTTGCATGGCAAGAGCAAAGAAGGAAACGTAAAGTCCGAAAGTTAGACTTTGAAATTAAATAAATAATAATACTTAAATCCACAACTTGCCGTGTATGTTTTTAGGCAGGGAGATTAAGTAGAAGCATTTTAAAATTTAGATGACAGACAGATCGATAGAATCTGATCTCAGGGAAGTCCATAAAAAGATTGAAGACATTGAAAAGAAACAAGAGATGATGCAAAAACTATACCAATTGGACAGAGATCGTAAAGCAAAAATGGGGGAACGCCCATCAACCCATATAAGAGAGATGACTTGACACCTATATTATAATAAGGAATATAATACCAGTTACTAATGACTGAAGAAGCAATCAAAAAGATTCTTCCTCATCTCTGCTATACTAAGGAAGAAGTTGATGTTCTTATCCGTGCTGCTGTAGATGAGGCAAGAGCTATTGATGAAGCATCAATGGCAAAGCATAACCGTGAGGCAACTATTATTAGTATGATTCTAGGATTTACTTGTCTTGCTTTATTCCTTGATGGATTACTTCGTATACTTGGCGTGATTCCACCATTCATGCATCTTGATGTAAATGTTATTGATCAGATTAAAGAACAAGTTGAAAGTGATGTTATAGATAAGATAAGGCAAGTACCGATACAAAGATTACTTAAACGATGAATCCAGTAACAGATATACTTTTTGCAGTAGCATGGTTTGGGTTGCTATTTTTTGCCATTCGTTCTCTTATTAGAGGATGGTCTATGATGAGAGATCCTCAACCTTTTAAGGGTTATATGAAAGGTGAATGGACTACTGAAGTTACTAAGAGAATACATCCAGAGATGGAAGGTGTGGAACCAGGTGAGAAGTTACTTGGTGTAACATTTGAGAAGAAAACGGAATGTGATCTTGAGGAGTACAGGGCTTTACAAGAAAGAATAGAAGAGTTAAAATTGGAACTGGAGTCTGATGATGAAGAAGATGAAGATGAAGATGGAGGTCTTATTGTAAGAAAATGAAACAAACAGAAAATTTAGAGCAACTCTTAGCAAGATTTACTAAGAGAATTGCACAAATTAAAGCACAAGAACAAACAGATAAAACAGTTGAACAACTTCATTATCTTCGTGGTTGTAAAGAGACTGTTGAATATCTTATGACTGGTAAATTACCTAATGATGGTAATCATGATGGTATGAAACATCACAAACCAAGACATGGTGGAGACTTAGATTCTCTATGAGAATAGAAACTAGAGAAGCAATGGAAATGTTATTTTGTGCTAAGTGGAACTTGCCAAAAGCAGCAAACCATTGTAAACTAACACGTAAGGAAATGATGATTACCTTTAGTGAATATTGTGCTCTTCATCCAATTACCTATACCAACTTTGATACTGCAATTCAATTGGAATTAAATCATGAAATACCCTAAAGATCCAGTAGATGCTACCATTGTTGCCTTTCTATGGGCAGAATGGTTTGTGAAAAAATGTCTTTGGATTCCTTATCATCTCTTTGAAAGATATGATTATTGGAGTCATAATAAGGCAGTAGAACAGGCTGCAAGAGACGCAGAAGAAAATCCTCCTGTATTACCAGACATTAATAATGAAAGCACTGAAGACCCCTCTTAGGTATCCTGGTGGCAAATCCCGTGCTTGTACTAAGATGGGACAATTCTTTCCAGATCTTAGAGAGTATGTAGAATATCGTGAACCATTCTTAGGTGGTGGAAGTGTTGCCATACATGTTAGTAAATTGTATCCACATTTAAAGATCACGGTTAATGATCTTTATGAACCACTTATAAACTTCTGGAGTAATCTTCAGATGTTTGGTGAGGAATTAAGTAAAGATTTATTTAATCTTAAAACTTCTCATCCAAATCCAGATTCTGCAAGGAATCTTTTTAATGAATCAAAGGAGATTATCAATGACAGTACAAAAACAAATATCGAAAGGGCAGTTGCTTTCTATATTGTTAATAAGTGTAGTTTCTCTGGTCTCACTGAGTCTTCCTCGTTCTCAAAACAAGCATCAGACTCCAATTTCTCCTTCCGTGGTATTGAAAAGTTAGTAGGATATCAAGAGATAATTGCTCATTGGCATATCAATTCATATTCATATGAATATTGTTTTGAAAATCATATTCATGATGGATTGTTCATGTACTTAGATCCTCCTTATGATATCAAGGATAATCTTTATGGGAAGAAAGGATCAATGCACAAGTCATTTGATCATGATAAGTTTGCAGAAGATTGTGATAGACATACTTCAGATATGATGGTATCGTATAATTCTTCTCAGTTAGTTAAAGATCGATTCAAAGATTGGACTGCTGCTGAATTTAATTTGACATATACTATGCGTTCTGTTGGTGAGTATATGAAAGACCAACAACAACGTAAAGAATTACTTCTACTTAATTATGGAACTCAAGGATTGGCTTAATTCAATAAATCAAACTAAGAAGAATCTTATTGATGAAGATCCTTCTATGGAAAGAGAATATTCTCCATACATAATTAATCGTTGTTTATCAGGACATCTTGATTGTGTGATGTTTGTTAATGAAATGAATAAGTATCATTTTTTACCAAAGAAGATTCAATATGATTTTTTACTAAATAGTCTGAGAACCAAGAAGAGATTTGCTCCTTGGCTTCGTAAAGATGAGATTAAAGATCTTGAATTGGTGAAACGTTATTATGGTTATAGTAACGAAAAGGCAAAACAGGCTCTAAAAATCCTAACCAAAGAACAACTTAATTTTATAAGATCTAAATTTGAAACTGGAGGAAGACAATGAGTGTGGTTCAAGAGCCTGAAGTTAAATGGGCACCCGAACAAATGGTTGAGGTGGTTCTTAGTGAACCTGACGATTTCCTAAAAGTCCGTGAAACTTTAACGAGAATTGGAGTAGCATCCAGAAAAGAAAAAAAGATATATCAATCATGCCATATCCTGCATAAGCAAGGAAGGTATTATCTTGTTCATTTTAAAGAATTATTTGCATTAGATGGGAAACACGCTAACCTTACTGCTAACGACGTTCAGCGTCGCAACCGTATTGCTCAGCTCCTTGCTGATTGGGGATTGGTTGATATCGTAAATGTTGAAAAAATTAAGGATATTGCACCATTGAATCAAATTAAAGTTCTTGCTTATAAGGATAAAGGTGAATGGATATTAGAGACAAAGTATAATATAGGTTCTAAAAAGAAAAAGGTAGAAGAAACCACATAATAAAGTAGGGGATTCAACATCCCCTTTTTTTATGTTTTATGGTTAAATAATAGTGTTGCCGTAAGGGACACAAATTAAACACTCGCTTATTTAAGGAGAACTATCATGACTAACCTAGCAAGATTTCATGCTGCTAATCTTCCAGAATTAATGGATAAGATTACAAGAAACAGCATTGGTATGGATGAATACCTAAACAGATTTTGGGATGATACAACAACATCAAATTATCCCCCATATAATCTTGTAAGTGTAAATAATGTTGAATCTCGTTTGGAGATTGCACTTGCAGGATTTAAAAAAGAGGAAGTAAATGTCTTCACCGAGTATGGAAAACTTCATGTCGAAGGATCCAAAGAAGATAAAGATACAGAAGGAACATACACACATAAGGGATTGGCTCAGAGAAGTTTCAAGAGAGCATGGACACTTGCAGAAGAAACCGAAGTCAAAAGCGTCTCCCTTGAGGACGGACTCCTCACAGTGGTGTTAGCAAAGATTGTTCCTGATCATCATTCACGTAAGAACTTTCTCTAAATATAATGAAGATTACAAAATAGATTGGGGGGTCTTTACAGACCCCTTTTTTCTTGCTATAATAGAGAGAGGAAATTATTTAAAATGTCGGTTAAATTAATCATACTGAAATCTGGTGAGCAATTAATTGCTGATGCCAAAGAATTGGTAGAACCTGATGAAAAAGAACTTCGTGGATACTTATTAACAAGCCCACATATAGTAACTTCTACACAACCAATTTTATTGACTGAAGATCAGCATGAAAATGATAGAAGTGTTGAAGTTTCTTTATCACCTTGGATTCTTTTATCCGCAGATAAAGAAGTAGTGGTAACACCTGATTGGGTTGTGACTGCTGTTGAACCTATAAAGTCAGTAATTAAAATGTACGAGGAAAAGGTAAATGGACAAAGTAATTAAATGTGTTTTAATTGATGTTGATAATGTTCTTATTACAGAACTTATTGAGATTGATGCAGAAATAGGTGATCCTAATTGCAAATTAGTTAATCCATTTCTTTTTGATATTGATGGTAATATGACACCTTGGAAACAAGAGGTTACTAATCAAACAGAATTTATGATTCGTGCGGAAGATATCTTGACAATTGCAGACCCTACTGGTACAGTTATAGACAAATATATTGAAT